TAGGAGGGATGAAAGTGAAAGATATAACTAAATTAATGGAATATGTTGATAGTTCTGCTACATTCAGAATCGTATTGGCTCTGGTAAATAAGTTTTGGCTAGGAATTATTATAATAGTTGTAGTTGTTGCGCTGACAGCCAAAAAGGATGATGGATTTATTCCATTATCGAAAATAAAAGGATTTATTAAAAAATAGAAAGGATGGTTTAAATGTCTGGATTAGGAAAATGTAAAATATGTGGGAATATACTAGTATCTTTTAATTACAATGTTACAGCAGCAAAAAAAACGTATGAATTGCAAGGGATAAAATGTTCTAGTTCTTCATGTGACTACAAAATGCCTAGTGAAGCAAAAGAGAAGATAAGAATGACAATAGAAATTGCTAACAAAAGTATTGGAAAAAAAGTATTATATAGACCTTATAAGGATTGTAGCGAAGAACTATATGAATACGGCATTATAACAAGCGTTGACAGAAATGTATATATAAGGTATGGGGAGGAATCAATATCAAAAGCTACTTATGTAGAAGATATTGAATTAATTTAGAGAGCTGAAAGGCTCTTTTTTCTTATGGAGACATGGTTTTTATTGTGACAAATATATAATATATACTTGGGTAGGTGGCAATGACTGGGAAGATAAAAATTTTATTTTTACAAATGCAACATGGGGAGGAAAAAGAGAAAACTCAGGAAGAAAAGCAACTGGAAGGACAAAGAAAACATTTTATATTACTGATGATGAACATACAAAAATGAAAAAACATCTTGAAGAATTGAGAAAAGATGATAATGAAGATTAAAAAAACGACAATAAGGTGTCGTAATCTGAAAATCTATTGATTAACTAGAAAATAAAGTATAAAATAATATTGCCAGCTGGACATGCATGCAAAATATTAGCTCCGTAGGAGATTGAAATAAAATTAAAAGCTGGCAATTAGCTCCATAGGAGATGCAACAAAATAAAAAAAAGGAAATCAAGAAAATTGCTACATGACCGGATCACAAAATGGTAATACTGACTGGAACAAATTTAAAAAAGAATTACTAACTATAATATAATTAGAAGCCCAATTAAGGGCTTTTTTTATGCATAATTTTAAATATTTCATACTTCCCAATTATCTCAAATTCTTGCCTATCCTTATGTTTCTCAAGATTAAGCCTATATGCTTGGTCTATTTCATCCACAGAAAATAATTCTAAAAAAGATAGAGATACTTGAAGAAGATCTAAAAGCTCACATGCTTTTTCTGTTCTTCTTGGATAGTTTTCTTGCCTGAATTCTTCGATTTCTTCAAATAATTTCTCAATCTGCCTATTTTCAAAATCTAAATCAAGACTATATTTTAAGACTGGTAATTTAATTAATTGATTTAAATTTTTCATACTTTAAACTCCATTACACAAGCTTCAAAACCTGCTTTTTTCAACTCTTTTATCATGTTTTCTGCATTTTTCCAGTCTGCAAAACTTCCGGTCTGCACTCTATAAAAAGTATCGGATTTGACAGGTTTGTAGGTTACTCCAAAATAATTACAAATCCCTTTACAAATTTCACTAGAACACTCTTTTCGATATGTTTCGCTCTTCATTAATGCAGCCTCTCGCTTATTGTCCATAAATCCGCATTCGCAAAGAATGGCAGGCATAGAAGTATTTTTCAATACATAAAATCCGGCTGACTTAATACCCCTATCTTGCATTGCTGTTCCTTGCATAAGTTGTTGATGTACAAGTGTAGCCAGCTTACGACCTTCGACAGAATTATTATAGTGATATGTTTCTATTCCTCCCCATGTTCCCCAAGTTCCATTAAATGCGTTAAAATGAATACTTGCAAAGATATCAGCTTTGTATTTATTTGCTATTTCACATCTATTTTTTAAAGGGTTATCTTCTCTGGTAGGAGAGCAGTCAACGACTTTAAATCCATTTATAATTAATTCTTCTTTCAAAAATTCCTTTGTAAAATGGTTAAACTCGTTTTCTTTATATCCGTCAGGAGTTCGCTTACCAACTGTGGCGAAACCATGACCATCATCTACAGCCACAATATAACTCATTTCTTCACCTTCTTTTCTTTACTGATCTGCTCCAAAATACTTTTTAATTTCTCTGGAACTGGAAGACCGATTTTTACACTATTCTCAATTATGCTTATACCCTCATTTGACAAATAAAAGAATATAACCATATCTCGAATAGTTTCTCCATTTTGAATTATTTCACAATCAACCAAATTAGCCATTCCGACTAAAATAAAAATAAGAACCTTTTTAAAGATTCCCTTAAAACCTATCTTGCTTGATATTTTTTTGTCGCATATTGCCAACATAATTCCTGTAATGTAGTCTATTACTACAAAAACAACTAAAGCATATATAAACCCATCATAACCACCTAAAAACCAGCCAAAAAAACCACCTAAGAGTGCTATTAATACAGACATTGCGTTAAATATTTTGCTATTCATATTGACCTCTTTTTTTACCTTATTCTTTTTCCCAAAATATATGATTGTGTCTCAACTATAGTATTACTTGCATTTGCTGTATATTGTCCTCGTCTCAAAGTAACAGTACCACTAGCACCTAATACCTGAATTATTGCTTTTTCTGTAATATTAACATATTCAGAAGTAACACCATATCCAATGCCCAAAGAAGTAGCTACCCTCCTTGATTGCATAGTTGTATCATCTCCATCAGTAATAGCTCTTGCAGGGCCTGAACAACTTCTCATAGTTATAGCTGTTGCGTTTGTTAAACTCCAATCTGTTTTAAAATCTGGAGTATTAGAAGTAGCATTATAAACGCCTAAATTGACTTCTATCTCCCACAAACCTCTCGGTAAAATTAAATAAAGTTCAGGATCAGCAGTATAAGCATCTGAGTTATTAATCGTGCTTGCTGTTTGCTTTACTGCAATAAAAGTATTTTGTTTTTCTAGTTTGAATCCTGGATTATACGAAAACATAAAATCGGTAACAAGCCCAAAACTAGACGTCCCGACTGCACCTGTATATAAATAACCTAATGCGGTGTCAGCTATAGTAGTTTCATGTGTTAGCTCTTTTAAATGTTCCGTATTCCTCTTTATTAGTACTTTGCAACTATCACCAGCTTTTTCAAAATATAACTCAACTCTTTCATTTAATGCCAAATTTACTGATAAAGCCACATTTTGACTTGTCAAAACACCACCTTCAACAGCATCCAAATATAAAACATTTGCACTTATGTAAGTTTCTATGTAGTTATTGGCATCTACTCTCCAGACAAAAGAATTTGTATAGCCGGCCTTTTTGCAATATACTTCCCACTTGCTTATAAAGCTGGTATATTCCTGACTTCTGACATATAAATCATCCTCATTATTTGATGGATTAACTTTCATAAATCCCAGCTTACTTACAGCTTCATCAACATATAAAATAATATAATCCAAAGATATTCCAAAATAATCAATCCAACCAGTAACACTTCCGACATATTTTTGGAACGGATTATAATAACCAGCATAGTCAACATCTTCCCGACATAACTGACAATATTGAAATGTTATATATGCATTTTGGGAATTTACGATACTATACCACTGGAAAACTATATACGTAATATCATTCCATCCACTAGGAGCTCCTGTTGTAGCAAAGTCTGATTTCCTTGGTCTTTTTACGTTCCATCCAGTGGAACATGTAGCAGCAGCATAAGTTACGTTATAATTATTTGCGTTATCATCTCCAAATTTATAGCTAACAGTACTGACCTTAGTAACATCGGAAATATAGAAAACAAGCAATATAATATCATCTGCTGTCGAAGCTTCTCCATTATTAAAAGTTTCCAGATTCATAGAAGTGATATTTTTCCACATGCCAACAAAACTGGCGGTATTATCGCTTTCTAGTGTTTTTACTGCGTTTTTACCCATAGTGTTGTTTGTTGTGTCATTTGAAAGTGTAGTACTAGCCCAAGCGGTATATTCTGCATAATCTGTAAAATTATCTATCTCTTTACAATTTACATGGAAAAAATACTCTAAAATATCATATGCGTTTAAAGTCTGAGCCCTCCAAAATTCCCCGTCTAATTCTGCTAATATATCCCAAGCAGCCTGCAAATTAACATCATTTATGGCAGGAACGCCACCATTTGCCCAAGTAAGAGGCGTAAAATTACCGAATCCAGCCATTATAACACTTCCTTTGTGGTAATCTGATTATTGTTATCTCCGGTTTTTTTGCTAGGCATATAAGATTTATTTACATTTTTTTTATCTAAAAATACTATATTTGCAGTATATTTAATTTCTTTTTCTGTTCCTTCAACAACTATATTTTTTATTTTATAAAAATTATCTTGATCATTTAAATCTTTTAATAAATCCATTAAGAACAAATCAAGATCTTTTTTTTCATATGTTTTTTCCCATTTAACCATAAAAACCATCCTTTAACTTAAAGTTACTGTATATCTTATTAATAGCTCGACCGCACTTGTTTTAGTATAATTCCACAGAACATGCGAAATTAATATTCCTGTATCGGCTGAATCATTAGCATTATTTCCGCAAAATACTCCAAGCTCTTCTATAGTTGTATTTCCTTCTCCGCTTGTTATATAAAAATCTATAACTACTTCCCCGTATGTCGGGGGAGCTGTCAAGCCTCTAGCAATATAAAAACTTCTGTAATATTCAGTTCCAAGCAATGTATCAGTGATGGCAACCGCTGTGTTATCTGTCCCAATTGCCAGATACCGAATATCTATATTAGGTACATATCCAGCTAAAATGCTGATCATTTCATCTAATAATAAATTAGTTATCAAATTATTAAATTCTTTTATTTTCTTGCCATTTTCAAATATTTCATACTTTCCAACCACTTTAATTTCATTATTTATAATCAATCGCTAGCACCACCTAAAATATTAATAGAGCTGTTATTAGGGAATAGTAAGTCGGAGGGGAATAACAAATCATCTGGAAATAATAAGTCGTCATATTCTGTAGCCTCATAAGTACCAGCATAGCTAATTGTTTCGTCAATTTCCTCTAGTACGACAATCAATTCCCCTGCTCCTGTCTCGACATATTCAGGCTTGAATTGTTTTTTGAAAAATTCTTCCCAACCTCCAAGAGCTGCCCCATCCAATACTTTATACTGATAGACGATATTATCCTCATCAATCTGAGAAGTATTCCAGGTTATACTTTCAACTAAAAACATTTCATCTATGTTTAAAACACCATGTTTTAAACTGAATTGTTCCATAGTATTATATGTTTTTTCGTATAGGTCAAAACTGCAATAGTCGGCAGAATTACTATATTTATTTAAAAGTTCCTGAGTAAAAAGCATTGCATCGGGAATAGAATTTAAATTATCGTTCTTTACATAATGCTCATATATCCCATTAGATGCAATTTCAACAGGATTTTTGGATCCAACTAATATTGGCACCAGCCCATAATAATTGATTTTTATATCTACTCCAACCGCCAAAGCAGCATCCGAATCCGAAGTTGATAAAATATTGGAGTTATACGACCAAAGCCATTGAAAATCATCATCCGAGTCAATTCCCTTGACTCCCACAGTCTGATCTATTCCATCAACTTCTATTTTCGGAGTTTTGGCAATAGGAAATTTTACTGTAAATGACTTAATAACACCATCAGCAACAGGTGAAGGAATTTCATTTTCTCTGTAGTTTGTTAAAGTCTGATTTCCCCTAACATACTGATAATTTCGATAATTAGCTATTGTTGATTTTGACCGAAAATTATCAAAAATAGTTGTTGAATTATCAAAATTTGTTGAGTTGACTACATATCCGATGCTGTGAAAATTTAATAATCTATCTTTGTCGATATTCCATATGTAGCCATATTCAGCAAGGATATCAAGACATTCGTAAATAGTTAAATAGTTAAAAATCTGATTTGATAGAGTTGGTAAATTTATTTCTATGTTTCCTTCCCTGATACCGAAATCATAATCAGTATTTACAGTGTTTCCTAAATATCTACTAATTAAATCTTTAATTATATAATCTATAGTTCTATTTTCGTAAGCAATTTTTGCGAGTGATCTAGTTGCAATTAAAGAATTATCTTCAATTGATAAATCATAGTTTGCTTCTCCTAGAATTGCTTCATATTTTTCAATATCCGTTATCATCCCGCTCCAGACTAAAATATTTAATGGGTTATAAAGCTCTACTAGCTTATGTTTGGCTATTGTTGCCCCCAAATCATCAGAAATAACACATTGCATTTTTGATTTATAATTAATCCGCTCATCTACGCTCCAATCTGGTTCCATTTGTATTTCATATTCGCAAATATTGTCATTATTATTATCAATTAATAATTTATATGGCATAATATTATCCTCGCTTACTTCCTAAAGTACTTTGCAATTTTGCAACGACTGGAGTCATCATCTTATCTACATCTTGCTGATTAAAAAATTTAGGGTTATTAATTTGTAGTATTACCCTTTCACCTATTGCTCCACTACTTGCAGCACTTCCGGCATACGCTACATTACTTAAGTTAGTTGTGGCTGCTCTGACGCTGCTTATATTGCTAAGTGTTCCAGCGACTTTATTTGATGCATTTCTTATTTTATGCAAATTCTTTATAAGTCCAGATTCCATCATAGACATTAAATTTGGTGTCCATTTATGAGCAGTTGATCCTGGTCCCAATTTTGTAGGTGAAGAAAATCCCAGGAAATCTTTTATACTATTAGCTACTTTTTTTGCTGCTTCTCCAACTTTACCTATTCCAGATTTTATGCCATCTACAATATTATTTATTATGTTTTTTCCCCACTGCAAAGCATTTTTAGCAATATTAGTTACTGTTGTTTTTATACTATTAAATGCATTGCTTATGGCTGTTTTTATGCCATTAATTATGTTGCTAATAGTGCTTTTTACCGAGTTCCAGACTGAGCTAGTAGTACTTTTTATCTTATTCAAGATACTAGATACTACACTATAGATTGCATTAAATACTCCAGATATAATTGCTTTTACTGCATTTATATATGTGCTTATACCAAATTTTATTGCATTCCATACTGTCATAGTCACACTTTTTATTTTATTCCATATGCTAACAAAAAAGTTGCCAATAGCAGAAAATATACTACTAACAGTACTTTTTATCCAGTTCCAGACAGATAATAATTTTGCTTTTATTGCATCCCAGTTTTTATATATCAACAAAGGAATACCAATAAATGGTGCTAAAACAGTAAGAGCAATTGGCCCCCAAGTTGAAAAAGTATCTTTTAAATAAGTAAATATTCCAACAAAAAAATCTTTTATCGTTTTCCAAATAGAAATTACACCATTTCTAAATCCATCTGATGTATTCCACAAAATTATAAATGCTGCAACCAGTCCAGCTACAGCAGCTATTATTATTCCCACAGGATTAGCTAACAATGCACTGTTTAAAGCCCATTGAACAATTGTTTGCGTTTCTGTTATTGCTACCCATGCATTATATATTCCAATAATTGCGCTAACTGCTTTAAATGCTAGTGTTGCAACAAGTAAACCGCCTAAAAGTGGTATTATTATATCTAAATTATCTACAATTCCGCCTAAAACAGTTCCAACTTTTTCAAATGCACCTTCAAAAGTTGCTTTAATTTGAGGCATATTTTTAGATATATTACTTGCAAATTCGTTTAATTTCGGAAGAACTTTTTCACCTAAAGGTATCAATAAGCCTACCTCTAGTTGTCTCCCAATACCTTGTATTGCACTAATTGGGTCATCATATTTTATTTTATTTATATCATCCAAAGCTTTTTTATTCTTGGTTATTTCGCCATCCGTATTAGTTAGCGCTTTTACTGCTTTATCTCCCATATCTTCCCACATAGTACCAAATAAAGCAACACCAACTTGATTTTGTTTTACAGGGTCTTTCATGCCATTTATTTTACTTGTTACAAGCTCAAAAGCTTCTTTTCCTTTTGTTCCTCCTGCTGTAAAATCTTGTGTCATTTTTTTTGCATCTAATCCAAGTGCTTTGAATGCATCTGTTGTTCCTGTACTTCCGTCTTTTACCCTTATTCCAAATTCTTTTACAGCATCTCCAAGTTTATCTATATCAAATACACCTGCTGCTGCTCCATTAGCAAACATATTAAACATATCTGTAGAAGATAAGCCTAGCTGGTCAAAATGCACTGAATACTCATTTATAGAATCTAGCAAATTTTCATTTTTATTTAATCCCCATTGCGCACCCTGCGCAATAAGGTTATATGCCTCTTCTCCAGTATCGCCAAATGTTTTCATCATCATGTCTACGCCTCTAATAGACTCGCCAACTTCCATTTCAAAAGTATCTCTCAAAAGTAAACCATTTGTAGTAAGATTTTCTAATTCTTTTCCTGTTTTCCCAGTTTGTTGGTTTACAATAGACATGCTTTTGCCGATATCTTCAAAACTTTCGCCAAAATTATTTGCATAAATATTTTTCATTACATCATCAAGATTATTAAATTCATCATTAGTTAGTCCTGTTTCAGCCTGTAAGCTATTCATAGCTTTTTGCATATCGCTCGCTGACATTACGCCTTTTACTGCAAATGCTCCAGCTGCTGCTACTCCTGCTGCTGCAAATCCTAGTGCAAGTGTTCCAGCTTTTTCAGTCAAACCATCAAACATTCCACCTGTTTTTTCTCCAGCACTATCTACTCTATCTAAATCTCTTTCAGCCTCATCACTATTTATAAAAATTCGTCCAAATAACTTAAATATTTCTATGTAAATCACCTCACTTTTTGAGTGATTGCCTTATTTTGTATACCTTATCTAATATTTCTTTTTTACTTTTTCTTTTCTTTTTAAGCTTGGATCTCTTTTGATAAAATCTTTCAAATGACATAAATGTCTTTTTGTCCATATTTATATATTTCATTAACCACATTTGAAAAGCTTTATTTTCTTCTTTTTCCTGCTTTAAATGAATAATCATATTTATGCCAAATTTTAAAGGTAAATTTTTAATTGACATCCAACTATTAGCCAGCAATGAATATATCTCACAGATATCAACATTACGGCTTATTTGAAAAAATCCAATACACCATCTTGTTTTATTAAATTTTTGAGCATTAAAATTGTTTCTTTTATACTCATCTTTGAAATTTCTTCAACAGATTTTTCATTAACATTTGCTAGTAATTTATTTATTTCAGTCTTTGCCTTATAAATTTTTCTTATAAGCATAGTAATTATTTGCATTCCATAGTCTTTTTGCATTGCCTCTACTTCTTTATCACTTTTATTACTAGTATCAGGATATTTAGGCAATGTAAATTCAATTTTATCTGCTATTTCAGATAGTATGTACATGTCTTCATTCTGCAATTCTCTCATATTTCAAACCTTTCTAAAATAAAAAAGGGCATCTCTGCCCATTTTATTAATAATTGTATTAAGCTGTTACAACAGTATCAAAATTTGTTGCTGCACTAATAGCATTGCTAGATACATCTTTGATTGCTGCTGCTTTTGCATTGAATCTAACTGTTTTTGTTGCAACAAAAACTGTCGAAGGTATTTTTATGACTGCCCTTGGATTTTGTGTAAGTGTATCAAACCATTCGACAGAATTTGCAACTGTAGCACAATCAATATCAACACCATCATTTTTAATACTTGCAAATAGATTAGTTATATCGCTAATTGCATAAGTATCTGCATGTAATTTTTCGTTAAATGATACAGTAAGATATAAACTTGTACCAGCTGGAATTGCTGATGGAACAAGTATTGGAGCAACAGCATCGTCAGCAGTTGCAGTTGCAAAAACAACGTTCCATGGTTCTGTTGTTCTAGCAGCTGGTAAATAAGTAGCTGTATAATTAAGTTCTGGTACAACCTCTTCCGTATCAACTAGACCCCAGTCTAAATTTTCTAAATTTATGGCATTTTCTAGCGTTATTACAACGCTTCTACCATCTTTTGTTTCACCAGTAAATGTCACAGTATGATAATCAGTATCAGCAATATCTGCTGCTCCTGTGATTGTATCAGATGCAGCTACGGAAGTAACTGTCATTGCTGGATAATATTTTGACATATCAGTTGGAATTATTTCTAATAGCCCTAATTTTAAGCTAGCAACTGATTTAATTTTTCTTATTCTTCCTTTGACTGGGCCTCTATCTCCATTTGCTGTAATTTGTCGATAATCTCTTTCTACTTTCCAAGAACTATCTCCTCGCACAAGTGCGACATCAGTACCATCTATAGCAATTACACCATCGCCTAAAAGTATATCATTAGGATCAGCCATCTAATCACTCCTTTTTAAGTTAAATATGTTTGTATCTTGTAGCGTAATTGTCTACGCACAAGTGTTTCGTTTTCATCTTCAATTTCGTATCTATTTGTTCTATAAATTTTTGCACTTAGAACACCATTACTAAAAATATTTTTTCTATGTAATCCAGTAGGATTTTTTATATCTCCATCACCATCAATATTCCCTACTAGCGTATCAATTATAATGGTCAAATTGGAATTATCCCAAACGTCAACTTCTAATATTATGTCTTCTCTCTTTGAATATTCACTATTAGAACTTGGCATATTCCAGACAATATAAGGAAATGAAACACCTGCAGGAGCTTTTCTTTGGTATACCCTTGTCGCTTTTGTCTTTAGAAATGTCTCTATAGCTTTTTTTAGTTCAAGTGTATTCATTCTTCTTTTTCCAGCTCCTTTAATGCATCCATAATCATTCCTTGAATTAAATCTTTATTTTGCATAATTGCAGGCATTAAAAAAGGACTTTTAGGATTTTTACTACTCCCAAATTCCTCCCAATGTGCGTAAAAAGCTTTCGAACCTATTACCAAGTCATTTTCTTTTTTCCTGAACCAGTAGCCAATAGACCTTTTTAGTCGACCAGGTTTAACTACTATTTTTTTTCCTTTGTAATAATATGTTCTTTTCTTTTTACTTTTATCTGCCTTATTTCTTATTGCTACAGTTAGCAATTTACCAATTTCTCTAAGTGCATTTTGAGGCTTTTCTTTTATTTTTCTTTTAGCATCTTCTATTCTTGATTCATATGTTTTTCTAGCCACTTCTCACCTCATGCCCTACTATTGCAGAACATATTAGTTCTAGCATTTCACCATCTTTTTCATATGTTCTTATTATTGAGTAACTTTTCGAATTATACTCAAGCCTAGACTCATCATTATATTCAATTGCCCTTATTTCAAATGTTTTTTCTGGCTTTAATCCTGTCGCATGGGCTTGGTAAAATTCACTTTGTCTTACTCCCTTAACATCAGCATATATAGTTTTTTTAGTCTCTGTTTCTGTTATATCTCCATAGTCATTAGTACCATAAGCAATAGATATTAATTTTACTTCATCTCTAAAAAACATAATATCACCTCTACGATGTTGTCATTACAATATTTATAGTAGCACTTGCGGAAACATCAACGTTATACCATTCATTATCATCATCTACATAATCCTGATAATCATCATGTGTAATTTGATATTCATAGTTATTTGCAGCTCTGACATAAAATATAGCAGTTCCAGCACTCCCAGTATATTTTGTTTCTCCGTTAAAAATTATTTTTGCTTCATCAATCGCGACTGCTGAAGAATTTTTGACTGAAAATGTAATAGCATAAAACGCATAATCTTGGCTTAAAGACATATGATTTTTAAGTGATTCATAAGCCATTCTCAATCTATCTGAATCTGGATTATTATATCCAAAATTAGCTTTACAGTATGTCATTATTGCTCTTTTTACTAATGTATCACTATCACTTGTGTTATAAAGTCCTGATAATGCTAAATCTGCTTTACATGCTGCAATTAAATCTGTTATTTCTGTATTATATGCTGTTGTTGTTGAAGCAATCCTGAGAGATATTTTTACATCATCTAAAATAGCCATATTAGTTATCCTTTTTTTATTATTTTTTTTCGGCTGCTAAGTTTTTTAATGCTTCATTTGAAATTTTTTCGTAACCTTTTTATCATTTTAACTAAATCTTATAAATATCTTCAGGGTCATATCCGTATGCAACTAAGTTAATCCAAATATTTTGACCATATAAACTAGTAGGGTCAATGTATGCCTGTGCTGTCATGTCGTATATTTTAAATATAAAACTTGCTGGAATTTCTGTCTTGCACTTTATTATATATTTACCGTCGTTGGTAGCTGATACATCTCCTCTTGCAAATCCGTTTTTATAGCTTGCGAATGGTATTTTATGCGTCACTGATACTTGTGTACTATTTACAGACAAAGTGCAAGAATCTTCGCCATAATCAGTTTGTACGTTAAACGACGATGCACCGGAAAGCAATGTATAATGTCTGATTGATTTTCTGTATGGATTAACAGTTTTTATAGTTACATTTCTTATATAATTATCACCTATATTTCCTGTAAAAGTTCCTATAACAATTGTTATAGATAAGTTTTTAGTAACTAAAAACTTCCCACCTATTTCTTCGAATTTTCCAGAGCCTTCAGCTGCGAGAATAAATTCATTCGATGCGTCAGAATAATCCATTGCTATTTTTGCTTTTTCTCCAGACACATTCATTATCTCGGCTTTTATATCGATTACATCTCCGATATATGCATTGCTAATAGGTATATGTATAGAGCCTTTTAAGGCTGCGGATGCGTCGTTTATTCTAAACGCATTGTACGTGCTATTCCAGCTATAAGTATTATCTGCTATAGTCTCTGCGTCTTGGGTTGTAAGCGTAAATGTTGCCGATGCCATTATTTGAGAGTAGTCAACTAATGATTTTAATTTTATTTGTCTCATCATAGCACCTCAATTAATTTATTTGTCGTAATATAATCAGTTCCATATCCAATGTATGTTTTTGCTGTTTGGGCAACATCTACAGTCCACACATTTACTTCAATCCCATTACTATGACACGATTCAACATTTGTTTTAGATAATGAATCTGTGTCAATTCCACATTTTTTTAACTCTTTACATATATTAATGTTAGTTTCTGTTATGGATGTAAGATATTGAATTTTTATATTTTCGCTATATTTTCTTATATATTGCAATATTGTTAAATAAAACGAAATGATTATGCAATCATTTTCGAAATTATACAATTTAATTTTGTTAACTAAGTCAGATATATTTGTTTCAGTTGCTGATGAATATTTAATTTCTATTACTGGTACTAAATTAAATTTTTTGCATGTAAATAAATATTCTTCAAATGTAGGAACTTTTAATCCAGGATATGTTGCTATATTATTTCCATAATCAACTGTTAGCGCCATAATTTCAGCTAATGTTTTACTTATCACTGTTCCGCTTCCATCTGTTGTCCTATCTACGGTATCATCATGCATTAAAACCCATTCGTCGTCTGCGGTTGTCATTATATCGCATTCTGCCCCCCAATACTTACCTCCAGCCAGAACATAGGCTGGTATAGTATTTTCGGGAGCTATCCCACTTAATCCTCTATGCGCAATGTATCTTATTTTTTTATCAATTAATGGAATATTTAAATTTTTAATTTTGTATATAGCTGCTTTTTCTAACATTCCCATTAACTCACCGCCTTGCCTTTTACAGTTACATTTCCACCAGCAACAGCACTTAAATTTATGTATAAACTTGTAAAACCTTCAATATTTTCAAAATAATATGCTGTTTCTTCCGTGGTACTTATCGCCATTGTAAAAGTTGTATCGCCAAGTTTTACCCCAACTAAATCATAGACATTTCCATCAATATCCTTGCCTTTAAACTGCACTGTTCTCGATGTTGATGTTCCTGATATAAACACTGCCAAAGACTTATTTACTCCCACTGCAAACTCTGTCCCTACTCCTGTTCCAGTAGCTGCATTTTGAAACACATGCTCTGTATATGCTTTTTTTGTCGGCAATGAATTAGTATTACTTACATCAGCATCTCCAACTTGCAAGTTAGCATTTACTGTATCATCACTAGTTTCAACCCAGTTAGTACCATCATTATAAGTTACATACCATTTTCCAGTATTATACTCATAAAATTTAGAACCAATTTTAACATTACTTCCGCTTGGCTTTGTATCTGTACTAGCTCCGATATATAAGTTTGTTTTTTTTATTAAAGTTGCTGCCATTTAAATCACCCCTTATGCCAAATATGCACCAGCAGATAATCTTTTGTATTTTATATAAAAGTTTGTTGTTCCTCCTGCACTTGTTGCAGCATCGTCACCATGTATATATAATTTTTTAGTACTTTCTAGAACGAATGGTAATTGTTTTGTAGTTCCATCAATACTTAATATTCCAGTTGTAGCAGCATTAAATTTTGCAAGTATAGCAACTCCGTTTGGTGCTGCTGCACCTGTTAATCCATCGACATTATCCGTAGAAAATTCATAATTTGTAGGACCAACAAAATTGTCTGCTCCTCTTTGCCAAATTATTTCCTCTACAAAGATATCGCCACCTGTAGCAGTTGCCAATAATCCTGCTGCTGCCTGTGAATTATTTGGAATTGTTGTTCCATCTGCAATAGTAGTCTTTTTATATCCATCCATTAATGATTCAGCAACAGAAATATTTTTTACATCTCCGAGTATTCCACCAAGTGTTGCAGTTCCACCTGTGTTTGAAAGTGTTCCAATGCTTGATTGAATTGCTGCTGTTTTTACAACTTCACCAGCAATCTTATCTGTTTCGGTTTTTATTGCTGCAACCTCTGTATCTGTAGCTGCTAATATTGCTGCTACTTCTGTATCTATATATCCAGCGATAGTTGACATTCTATCTTTTAAGCCTTCTAATCTTTCCATTATTGATCCATCTTCATCATTTGTTATTGCAGAACTGTCAAATCCAGTTCTTAACATATCATCTAAACAACTATTTGCAGCATCTACCATTCCAAGCATTGCTTCTATAGATTTAAAATTAGTTCTTGCTGATGGATCACCAATATCACTCTGAATTGCTGTTGTTTTAACAACTTCTCCATCAATTTTAACAATTGTAGCTGCAATCTTATCTGTTTCAGTTTTTATTGCTGCTACTTCTGTATCTACAGCTGCCAATATTGCTGCTACTTCTGTATCAAGCAATCCTTGTATATAATGTATTCTTTCAATTATACTTCCAGTTGCATTTGCTGCAACATTGCTAGAATCGTATACATTATCAGCATCATCTCTTCCTAAAATTACTACTGATTCATGCATTATATATATTAAATCTCCAGATGCAACAGTATCTGAAAATGCATCTACTGTAAAAGTTCCAGTCGCAGTAACATAATTTGTTATTTTACGGACTTCTGGTTCTGGTGCTGCTCCTCCAGACCTTACTACCTGCATGTAGAAAACATTATTGAAAAAATCTTCTCCAAAACCTTTCAAAGTATCGCATTTTACATTTGTAGTACTTGCTACAGCTGTATCAACAACTCCCTTTAAAAGAACTTCTCCACTTGTAAACGCAGAAACTAAACCTTGTAAATACTCTATTCGCTCAATAATACTTCCATTCGCATTATAGGAAACGCTGCTAGAGTCATATTGATTATCACTAGTATTATCGCCTAAGATATTTCTTTTATTATCTTTTGACATTTATTTACTTACCTCCTTATAAAAAACTTAACAAAACATTAATCATATATTGCTGTTTCCATTGGTAATCCTATATGCTTTGGCTCAATTATATAGTCAGCTCCACCAATACAACCATTACTAGCCTGAGCAATATTTACCATAATGCAATCAAATCCATTTGCTACATCTAAAGAACTTGGGTCTATTTCAATCCAATATTTTCTATTTGTAACTGCTGGAATTGTAAAGGTACTTGCACACGTACAAGGTAACATTACATCTTCATCTATTCCTATTCCATCCGCACTTGCAGTAACTGCACTTGTACCACCTGTAATTGTTTCAGCATCTACAAATGCTGTAGCATTTACAGTATATAAATACAATGCACTGCCAGTATCTTTGTAAACAACACCACTAGCACCACCAGCACCAGTAACAGTCTCACCTACTGTAAAAGCTCCTGTAGGTGCTGTATACTTTAATTTTGTTCCACTCATCCAGTATTTTGTAAATGCAAGTGCTTTTGCTCCGGAAGCTGCAACATTTTTTGCTTGGTTTACAGTAACAACTGCTGTACCAGTAGTTACACCAATACTAATGTCAATAGCAACTTGTAATGCATTTTTAAGGCTTATATAATCGCCTGCATTTGCTCCTGTATTTAAATCTACAGGCCATATAGCAGGTACTTTTTTCAATCTTTCGATAATATTCATTAAATTTTCCTCCAATTCTTACTTAGATCTAATATAAATGTACCTCTCTATTGTATAAATACTTATACTTATTTTAAATTATGCTCTTGCAGCTAAAGTAACTATTCCAGACCTAGTCTTTGTGCTATTTTTTATAGTCAAAGTTTTATTTGTTTTTGGCATACCATTACCACGCATTGTAAATCTAAATGCTTGGTCTCCTACTGTAAATAATACATGTATACTAGTAGCTGTCTGTATTCCGCCTTTTCTTGCCACAATATAATCTGCAAAATCTACTAGCATAATATCTCCTTCATCTCCTAAAGCTGAACATAAGTCAGATTCAACTATTGGCAATCCCTTCATTGTAGATACTTCACCAGCTTTTGACTCTTGAAGATAAACAGGTACACCACCAACACCCAAAGGAAATTCCATAAAGTCCAATTGCTCTTTTGCGTCTGGATGCATAAGCCAACCAAATTTGCTATTAGGTTTTTTAAGCCTTCTATTGTACATCTTAACAATGTTGTCCCAGATAATAGTATCGGCTGCCTGTCCTGATTCTTTTGCTTGAGATACTTTATTATTAGCATTTAAGAATCCTAAAGGCTGTCCTGCTCCAGTACCAGCAACTATACCATCTTCAAACTTTCTAATTATTCCGGCTTCAAAAGCTCTTGAGTATAAGTCAGAAATAAAATTGGTATCTTCTATCATTTCATCAGTTGCATAAGCAATTCCCATTAATTTTTCTAGCTCTAATTTTCTTTCTTTTAGGCTTGGTTTGCTTGCTGTAACACTTGCTGCTTCCGCTGCCCAATATACCTGTACTCCACCGAATACAGTATTACTTATGCTTTCTTCATCAATATCAACCCATCTTACGCTATTGGCATTTGCTGAAATTTCATAAGAGTCAACTCTGCTTAATATTTCGCCAT